CTCTCGGTAGCGCTTGCGACGGATTTGGGCATCGAGGGCCACATCCCATTGAGTGGCGGAGTACTCTTTTCTTTTGGCGAACTCGGCAACGTGAAGGGTGCCTGTTGTCTGATTCTTGAGGTCACGCATGTAGGCCTTGGCGCGACGGAGGTCGTAACGAACTTTGATCCAGGTACCACGGTCCAACTGGTTCAAGATGGCGTTCTTCCCTTCTTCCTGGATCGAGTTCGGGGGCTTGTCCGCGTGAATGAGAGGGGCGCGGAAAATGCGATTGACGCCGCCCCAGCCCGGATCCTCAGCAGCATAGTGTTGCAACAGGCCAGAGTAGTGGGCGGTGTACACCTTGGCGCTGGTTGTGAAACCAAGCCAGCGGGAACCAGCCTTCATCTGCTGCGTCTTGCTGTCCTTGGCGTGAACGATGAGATTGATGGCGACCTTGTAAAGGGCGCAGAGCAAAACCAGGTCACACTGTGACGCCATCCCGCCTTGCGAGAGCGCCTCAATGATGTGTGTTGGGGCGTTGCGGCAGTAAACACGCCAGATTGACTCGACGGAGTGGCCTGTCAAGTCGGAAAAGGTGGTGAACACGCATCGGTTCTCATGTGGGAGCGGGAGGGCAAGAAGAGGGTCGGAGTTGGAACGGGGGGGAACGCGGAGGTTGATGCCACGCGGGTAGAGGCGACCGAGTCGTTGTTGGATGGCGGCTGGGAGGTCTGAGAAGTTCACGCCTGTGAACTCCTGGACCTTGACTTGGGGGTAGCTGATCTCCCTGGGATCGTCAGAGGGCCCGTCGAAGTCGGCAGGATGGCTGACGGGCTGACTTGGCAGGGTTGGGACGACGTTGACCAAGTTGAGGGGAAGGCGTTGGGTTTTGGGGTCGTTGAAGTAATGGGAAAGCTGTCGACCGGTATGCACGGGCACAAGCCCAAGGGACTTGGCCGTCAGAGCCGGAGCGGACGCTTGATTACTGGAAGAGGCGAGGGCAGCCTTGAAACTGCTCCGTGAGTGGTTGGAGAGGCGGGAGGAGGCGCGCGATGGTGGAACAGTATGGCAACTGTGGTGACGTTCACAAGTGTCGGGATCCTGGCACTCGGCGAGCGGGTCGAACTCAGCGGCACAAGCGACAAGCGGTGTCCCGCATCTTGGACAGTCAACGGAATCCTCGGGGACTGCGCAGATGTGATGGTCTTCGCAGACGTCAGGGTGCCCACACTCTTCGTTGGCGGAGCCGAAGAGGGAACAGGGCCGTAAAGTGGTGCGGCAATGTTCACAGGTGCCGTTGAGGCTCAGGTAGCTGAGCTTTGGGCTGGGAGCTGCCAAGGGGATGGAGAGCCTGGACAGCGCCGGGCTTGGGGTGTGAGCTGAGGGCGGAGGTGGGAGCGCGAGACTGCTTAGAACCGGGGAGGGTGTGGTGTAGTTTATCCTGTCAGGGACAGCTGTGTTTTCATTTGGGAAAGGACGTGGGTCTGGGGCGGGGAAGGTGTGGCTGGTCTGATTGGCCACGAGAGGACGCGGAGGGTGCTGACGACGGGGACGGGCCTCGGGCTCCAAGGCTACAGGGATGAGTAACGGCGAACGGCGATCTGCGGCATTTGAGGCAGCGAGGCGATGTGCCAACTCCCTCTGTGACTGCAGACGATTGTAGGCCATCGAAGCGTCCTTGGTGAGCCCAAGCAGGTCAACCCGAGCGGAACCAGATGAGTGGAAGCTCAGCTTTGGTTTGGGCACGGTCACCGTACGTACCTCGGGGACGGGCAGCGAGGCTTCCGGGAAACCCCAGGAGACGATTTTGTTCCACCCACGAATGAGAATGCGGTTGATGCGTTCATCGAGGGTGGAGACACTAACTGTCTCGGAGAGGTCGAGCTCAGTCACGGCGTCGCCGAGGAGGAAGGCTGCGTCGAACTTCTTGGCGACAAGAGCACGGAGACTCACCTGCAGGGAAGCAGTGAGAGCCGAGTAACGCTTGTGAGGGTCGAGAAGGAGGGAGCAACCACCGGGGGTGACAAGGACGTCGGAAAGCGGGAAGACCCAGGCGAGTTCTGGAGGGTTGGCAGCCATGATGAAACGATCCCGACGTTTGGACCAGGGTCGGGAGAGGAAGTGGCGGAGACCGTCGATCGTGTAGTACTTGAGCATCCCGAGCATGGAGAAGTAGGTGTTGATGGTCTCGGGGGAATCACCCACGTTGTCGCGGTAGAGCAGGAGCAGGGCGACGTAGTGCTCTATTGTCGCGGTGTTAAGCGAGCCGTCGTTGATCTGTTCGATGTAGGTACGGGCCTTGAGCCAGAGATCTTCACGTTCTGCCTTGGAGACGGCGCGAACGTAGCAGAGCATGGCGTTGTGCACAGAGGCCGGTACATAGGGACGCAGCATTTTGGGACGGCGACGTGTGAGTGAGGGGACGGCC